AACGAGCAAATGTTATCAGAATTAGTAAAAATACACGCTTTTTACATTGAAACAAGAGATTTTCAAAGCGCAAGTCAAGTTACCTTAGCAATGGATGTAATTATTAACTATTATCAAACAGTAAAAGAAGATGAAAACAACTAAAAAAAACACGTTTATTCCAGTCAAATCGGATTTGGCTACAATGATGAGATATTGGAAAGGACAAAAGTCAGAAAACGATAAGGGCGGTAGCTTCAATTTAACGCTCTATTTAGACTATCTGAATGTCATTAACCAACAATGTAAATAAACGCCCTTAAAACGGCTAAAAAGTATAAAAGAATGGCACAGATTGAAGAGGAATTAAAACAGTTATTGAATTTAACACGAATAAATTATAAGGATGTTATAGATTCAAGCCCTTACAGATTGTCTGAATTTCAACAAAAAAATAGACATAACAATATAGTTGTTTGGAGGCAATTTGTAGTCGTATTTGCAAGGTTGCAAGGTTTAAAATTAACCCAAGCTGGAGCGGTTGTCGAACAGGACCACGCAATGGTTATTCGAGCAATTAAATTAATTTATAAGCGACTACCGAACAAGCAATATCCTGAATATTTAGAAATTTTAAACATTATAAAAAACAATATAAACGTAAATTTTAGCTCCAGCGAGGATACGAATATTAACGAAATGAATTGTTTAGTTTTATTAGATCACTTAATATCAAGAAAATATGCAAACATTAATTAAATCATTTAACCAGTACCGCATTCAAACGACAAGGTTTATCAATTTTGAGTGCGATGCTCAGGACCTTGAATTTGAGGGTTATGTAAAAAATGACGGAATCAGCAAAATGAAAGGAATAACAGTCTATAATTTTGACACTATTTCTTATTTGTCAACATCTGAAAAGGGATACATCCACGCTGTTGGATTAATTGGAAAACAACTTTATCAAATAATTTTAAAACAAAGCGAGTAATTAGATATTATTTGTATATTTGCAGTATGTTCCCTTCTGACATTATAGGAACTTAGGAAATTATTGCCCTTTTTAATGAAGTTGAAGTCAGAAGCAACCGATTTAATTAGGGCTTTTTGCATTTAATTAATTTATTTATTATGATTTACAAATTTGAAAACTATGTTATACCTTCCATTATGGAGGTTGAATTAACTGTAACAGATGAAATTGCAAATGACTTTAAAGTAGTTCTTTTTGCAATTCAAGAGCAAGGGTTTGAGGAATGGCATTCAATTGAATTATCAAAAGACGATGTTTTTAAATTGATAGGCGCTCTTCATTTACTACATAAAGAAATGAAATAATGAACGGATATAATTTAATTCGGGATTGGTATAATTTTAAATTTGAAAATCCCTCCAGAGTCAAAGCAAGTCATTCAGATTTCTATTGTTATTTAATTGACCGCTGGAATAGATTAGGACAAAAAAACGAATTCGGTTTGCCTACATCTGTAACAATGGAAGCATTAGGAATTGGATCATATAACAGTTATAAAAAAACGTTACAAGATTTAATTGATTTCGGCTTCATAAAATTAGTTACTGAAAGCAAAAATCAATATCAAAGCAAAGTTATTGCCCTATCAAAAAATGACAAAGCAAGTGATAAAGCACTAGACGAAGCACATAACAAAGCACCTGACAAAGCAACTGATACCATATATAAACAAATGAACAATGAAACAAATGAACAATATCGCTCATTCGCTCATTTGTCTATTTCAATAAATGAATTTCATAAATTAGAACTGGAATATTATAAAAAAGATATTGATTGTATTTTAGATGACATTCAGAATTACGCAAAAAATAAAACTTATAGAAGTTTATATTTGACGGCTAAAAAATGGTTGAGGGATATTCCTAAAAAAGGTCAGGAAGTGAAACCACACAAAACTGGTGATGACATTCTTTATGAAAATGTAATGCGTCAAATGGAAATTGCTAAAAATTATCAACCATGATTTTAAAGAACGGACACGCAACTCAGTATTTAAATGATTTTAAAGAGGGTAAAATTACGCAAGGTTTGGGAATTGGTTGCGTATTGGATGACTATATTCGATTTAAAACTAAACAACTAAATATTGTTTTGGGACATGACAACGTTGGAAAAACATATTTCATGGAGTGGTATTTTCTTTGCCTAGCAATAAATCAAGGTTTGAAAATTACTATTTGGGCTGGAGAGAATTCAAGCGGTCAAATAATGCGTGATTTAATTCAGATGTATACGGGGAAAAGATTTTCAGATTTAAGTTATTCGGAACTCCGATCCGCCGAAGTAACTTTAGAGTATTATTTTCAATTTGTAGACAACTCAAAAATGTACAAGCCAAAAGATATGCTGGATATTATAGATTCAACAGAATGTAATATTGGATTTATTGATCCATTTACAGGGTTGGATAGGGGAATGACACACTCAGATAATTACGAATTCTTAAATAATACTAGACAATTTTGCAATCAAACGGGAAAAACTATTTATATTTCGACACACCCTACAAGTGAAAGTGGGCGTACATCAATGATTTATCCTTTGGACCATGATTGGGCGGGACATTTAAAGCCACCATTAAAAGCACATGTTGAGGGTGGTAAACCGTTTTTAAATCGAAGTGATGATATGCTAGTTATTCACCGATTAGTAAAACACCCGACAATGAAATATCAAACAATGATTGACATTGAAAAAATTAAGGATAGGGATACTGGCGGTAAACAAACAGATTTAAATAACCCTTTAATGTTTGATTATAATTTTGGATTAGGATTTAAAATTGGGGGGGTTGATCCTTTGCAAAGACCGAATAAAAAACAAACTGAATTAAGAAATTTTAGCGAATCAATTAACGAACAAAATTTACCATTTTAAAACTATAAAAACATGGATTATTTACAGATATTAAACGCACAGGGCAGTATTTTAGCGAACATAGAATCAATGAAAGTTACGCTGGCAGAAATACGCACAAAAAAACCTGAATCAAACTACGTTCAGGGACTTGAAAAACACATCCGACAAATGAGTGAAAGTTATTTTACGTTCAAATTTGTACACCAGCAGTTCGAGTTAATGCAAAAAATGAACAATAATTATCATAGGGAAAACATGGAGTTAAGATTTGAGATTGAAAAATTAAAGGAAATAAACGTTAATTTAATGAATGGGATATGAAAAAATTAACTTATCCATTTACATTTGAAGATTGGAAAAAAGCAAATCCAAAAGCGTTAAAATGGTGCAAAAAGACAGCCAAAGAAATTAAAACGGATATTCAACTAAAACTATTTTAATGAAATGTAAAGCATGTAATACAACATTCATTCCGAAGTATTTTAATCAAAAAATGTGCTTGGACAATGACGAATGTTTAAGAGCGTTTGCAGATTACGCCAAAATTGCAAAAGAAAAAACCGAACGAAAGGAATGGACCGAAAGAAAATCAAAGTTAAAAAAACAACTTTTAACAGTTCAGGACTATTTGAAGATAGCCCAGCAAGTTTTTAACGCATACATTCGAAAACGGGATCAAGGCAAAAATTGTATGGCTTGTGGTAAAAAAATTAACGGGGTTGTTCACGCATCCCATTACTACAACGCAAATAATCATTGGAACGTACGATTTGACGAAAATAACGTTTTTAGTTGCTGTTATAGTTGTAATGTTGCAAATTCAGGAAACCTTATTGAGTATGGTATTAATCTAGAAAAAGAAATTGGATTGGATGAGTTTGTTATATTAAGAGAAAAAGCATATAAAACACGCAAATTTACACGAGATGAACTAAAAGAAATAATTGAAAAATATAAAAAAATAAGTAAATAATTTGTATATTTACATTGTGGAGTTACGGACACAGTAAGAACTTTTAAAAAATTGCTATTGATGAGTAGAGCCGTAACCTCGAAAGTCAATAGCATTTTTGTTTTATGGAAGAAATTTGGAAAAAGGTAAAAGGGTATGAAAATTTGTATGAAATTAGTAATATCGGAAGAATTAAAAGTTTAAGATTTAATAAAGAAAAAATATTAAAAACCAATTTATCTACAAGTGGATATGCTATGGTTTCTTTATGGAAAGATAAAAAACCTATATATCAATCAGTACATTCATTAATGGCTATTAATTTTTTAAATTATAAAATAACTACAAGGAAAATAGTTGTTGACCATATTGATAATAATAAATTAAATAATTGTATTGAAAATATACAAATAATATCAAATAGAGAAAATTCCTGTAAAGATAAAAAATCAAAAAGCGGACAATATAATATCTATTTAAATTCAGGCGCATATTTAGTTAGAATGCGGATAAATGGGACTAAACAAACATTTGGAACGTATAAGACCATTGAAGATGCTATAATTAAAAGAAATTTTATAATTAATTTATATAAATAGTTAGTTATATTAAAATAAAGTTTATATTTGTTGAACCAAAAATAAAAATCATGAAAAAAGAAACAGAATTAATCACATTCGAGGATGCAATTCCGAAACCTCAAAACATTTATTTCAAGCTGCATTTAGCTAAACAAGAAATCGGAACAGTTACTAAGGGGAGCAACAATCCATTTTTTAAATCAAAATACGCAGATTTAAACGCTATTTTAGAGGCAACCGAACCAATCCTATTAAAATACAATTTACTGTTGTTACAACCAGTCCTAGACGGCAAGGTTTGCACTCAGATAATTGATATTGAAAACGGGGATATGGTTACAAGTGAATTACTTTTGCCAATCATAACCGATCCACAAAAACAAATTGCTGGAATAACTTATTTTAGACGTGCGACATTACAATCAATTTTAAGTTTGAGGGCTGTTGACGATGACGGAAACGAAGTTGCAAAAACGGTTACAGCGCAAAAACCTGCGATTACTATTGACCGATTCGAGAATGCTTTAACAGCAATTCAGGATGGAAAGGCGAAAAAAGAGGATTTATTTAAATTTGAATTAACCGACCTTCAAAAGGCAGCATTACAATTGTTATGATAAAATATAAAGAAACAATAGATAGAGGATTTCAACGTAAGGATTTGGGTAACGATTCCGTTTGGTTTGATGAATTTGGTTATGAATGGTTTATAACTGAAAAAGTTTTATGTAAACTTAAAAAAGGAAGTATTACAGCAAATTGGTGTCCAGATACTAAGACAATTGAAGTCATGAGATTAATTGACGGAATTATTAAGTCTAGGCAATCATTTAAAACAATAGAAGATTTTGATTATTTAGATTCATTTTTAAATTCATTTTTAAATCCAATATTATGAGTAAAGTAATTTTATTTGACGCTGATAGTTTAATTTATCAGGCAATTTATAAAGTAGTAACGTTTGGAGAAATTCGAGCGTTACTACAAAAAGGCGAAAGTAGATATGCAATTGAACTTGAAATATTACAACGTGGATATGATAGGTTTGAAAAAATGTATTTTGACATTCATAACGAGATTGAGGAAACGGTACCAGTAAGCGAAACAAAATATTTCTTTACTGACTGTAAAAAGAATTTCCGCAAAGAGATTGATCCAAATTATAAAGCGAATAGAAAGCGCAATAAATGGGTTTCTAATCTTAGAAAATATTTGATTGATTATTTACCTAATTCATTTGCAAGTGATGAATTTGAAGCAGACGATTTGATATATTACAACTCTCAATTATATGAAGTTGAGGATTATATTATTTGTTCAATTGACAAGGATTTAAAGCAAATTGAGGGTTTACATTTTGATTACTACCAAATCAAGCTCAAAGACGAAAGCGGACAGTATATTATAGATGAATTCGGAAAAGAAGTAAAAAAGCGCAAAGGATTTATCCAAATATCCAAAGAACAAGCAGAAAATTTAGTATTTGAAATGATGTTGACTGGGGATGTAAGCGACAACATAAAAGGGATTTATGGAATAGGTAAGGTTAAAGCGACTAAGTTACTTTTAAATCGCTCTAAATGGGGAAAATTTAGAGTTCTATGTGAAGAGTATCGCAAGGAATCTGAGAATTGGAAAACACGCATAAAAATAAATGCACAATTATTAATGTTTAATTAAAATAAAGTAAAAATGAGTGAAGTTTTAAAGATTAAAGGAACGGTTTACAAGGTAAGCCAAGAGGAAATTAAGAGCGAAAAGTTCAAAAAACGTGATGTTATTTTGGAGGTAATCGAGGGAACTTATAAGCAACATTTAACAGTTCAATTCAGTAACGCAAAATGCGACCTTTTAAACAACGTTCAGCAAGGGGATATGATAAGTATTTCAATCAATTTAAAAGGTCGTTTATGGACTGGCAATGATGGAATAGAGAAAGGATTTAACACGCTGGAGGGGTGGCAAATTGAATCTGACAGTTTAGCAAGTACGCAAACAAATATTCCCATTCAAAGACAAATGGGAAATATTGAAGCTGCATTCCAAGAGGAGGCAATTCGAATGATGGCTGAAGAGGATGACGATATGCCATTTTGATAACATGGGAGTGTAAAAGCTCCCTTTAAAAAAACGAACAAATGACACTAAAAGAACTATCTAATATCAATCAAATTACACGCAAATTAATAACTGATTATATTGCAAAAAATAATATATCGGAAAACAAATTTGCAAAGGAATCAGGAATAAGTCAAAATCAACTTTGGATGTATCTTCATTCAGGAAATGCGAAAAAAGGAATCCATACAACAACATTGGAGAAAATAGGTAAATATTTAAATGACCAAAATAAATTGTAACTTTCGCAAAAAACGAGTGAATCAATGCGTAAGATATAGGAATGGAATACCAACCGAGGAATGGATCGCAACTATTGTTATTCAAACTCAAAAAGACGAAACAGTAATTGGTTATTCGATAGAGTTTAGTTACGATTTGCTCCCAGCTGTATGTGTTTATACGGATATTGATTTACATAGGTTAATAATAGCATTCAGGCGCAACGGAATAGGAATATTAAAGACAGTAACAATCGGACACCTCCATTACATCTATTTTTTACGAAATTCAACAGAAAATTAATACATTTGTAACATGAAAAACACGAATAAACAGAAAATGCGTAAAGTTCTAGGTCTTATTTTGATTCCTTTTTTTACCGCAATATTTGTATTTGACAGATTTTTATTAGTCTTTTTGATATGGTTAGAACAGCCAAAAGTAAAGAGCTGGTTTACGGGACAAAAGGAAATGACATCTTCATTTGTCAGGGTTATATCATTCACGTTGATTTATTCCGTTTATTCATTAATAAAATGGTTGTTTTGAGAGATTATTACGAAATAAGTGGGAGCGCCGAACGCAAAATGCCTGAGGAATATGACAATTGCATTCTAGGTTATGACCTGGTTACTAATTTACCGATTTATTCAGTACAGAAAATTGTTAAGTTGATCCAGAGAGAGGGAATAGATTACTTTGAGGCAATAGATTTATTCAATCAAACATACGGATGTGGAAATTTAGGAGTGAATGAGCCGATATATTGCATGGATTTAGACAATTAAAACACGAACAAATGAAATACAGTAAGCAGTTAAGTATATTCCAACGCAAACGAAAATGGGGAGCTTATATTTCAATTACCTCAGGGTTAAAATTGAACAGACAAAAAAACACGTTTGAAACATTCTGTAAAAATGCGTATAATGGGATTAAAGGAAAAACCTAAAGGACTAGGAGACACAGTAGAGAATATCCTTGAAGTAACGGGAATAGCCAAAGTCGTAAAAAGCGTTATTAAAACGTGTAATTGCACTAAAAGAAAGGATTATTTAAATAAGGTTGTTCCTTACAAAAACACGAAAAAATGATAACACAAAAAGTAAGCATTAAGGAAGTAATCCCGAATAAGTCAAACCCTAGAATTATTAAGGATGACAAATTCAAAAAATTAGTTCAATCAATCAAAGATTTTCCTAAAATGTTGGAAATACGTCCGATTGTAGTTGATGAGAATAATATCATTTTAGGCGGAAACATGCGTTTTAAAGCATGTATTGAAGCAGGGTTAAAGGAAGTATTCATAATCAAAGCAAACGACCTGACAGAGGAACAAAAACACGAATTCATTGTAAAAGACAACGTAGGTTTTGGAGAATGGGACTGGGATATTTTAGCGAATGAATGGGACACCGATAAATTACAAGATTGGGGTTTAGACTTGCCGTTAGATGTAAGCGTTCAGGAATTAGAAGCTGAAGAAGACAATTACGAAATACCAAACGAAATAACAACCGATATTGTTTTAGGAGATTTATTCGAAATAGGCGAACATCGTTTACTTTGTGGAGATAGTACAGATAGCGACCAAGTTGCAAATCTAATGAACGGACAAAAGGCTGATTTAATTTTTACAAGTCCACCCTATAACGGCAATACACAAACTCCACAAGGTAAATTATATTTAAATAACGATTTAGATAACAAAACTGAAGACGAATATTTAAATTTTTTAGACGAAATTAAAAATACATTTTATACTATATTAAAGTCAAAAGGTATTATTTGTTGGAATATAATGTATAATAATAATTCAAGACAATCATTTATTAAAAATATAAATAGGTTTATTGAGTCGGGTTTATTATTAACTGAGACAATAATTTGGAAAAAAAACGCAATACCTTTGGTAAAAGGATTATCAAGGGCTTTTGAATTTATATTTATATTTCAAAAAGACGAATTAGATTTTTCATATCAACAAAAAAATGCTTACAATGAAAATGTTTGGGAAATATCAAACGCTAAAACTCAAATAGAAACACACAAAGCGTGTTTTCCAGTTGAACTACCTTCTAATGGAATAAGATTATTTACTAAAGAAAAAATGCTTTTATTTGAACCATTTACTGGAAGCGGAACAACAATGGTAGCTTCACACCAACTTAAACGCAAATGTTACGGAATGGAATTAGACCCGAAATATTGCCAAGTAATAATTGACCGAATGAAAAAACTTGACACGAGTTTAGAAATTAAACGCAACGGAATTACAATGTAAATACAGAGTTATGGAAGGAAAAAACGGAGGTACATTAAAACCATTTGAACAAGGCGAAAGCGGAAACCCAAACGGAAGACCTAAAGGAGCAAAGAATAGAAGCACAATAGCACGCAAATGGTTAGAGGTAAATCAGTCGCTTAAAAATCCATTGACTGGAGAGAATGAAACAATGAGCCAAGAAGATTTGATGACCTTAGCATTGATAAAAAAGGCTAGGGATGGAGACACAAACGCATACAAAGCCCTAATGGATTCAGGTTATGGCGCACCCGTTCAACAAATAGAGCAAACAAACACCGAAATAGACCTATCCAGCTTAACAACGGATGAATTAAAGGACTTATTAAAGGAAGATGAATGAGAGGAAAGCACACGCAAAAGACTTGCTCAAAAGGGAATTATCAAGACGAGAGTTATGGCAGTTTTGCTGTTATTGTGATCCTATTTTCTTTAATAACAGACCTTTTCTCAAAGAAATAGCGGATGCATTCCAAGAGATTGAGCAAAAAACAATCAAAAGTTTATCCATTTCAATGCCACCTAGAGCGGGAAAATCTTATATCACGTCATTATTTTGTGCGTGGACCATTGGACGCAACCCTGACAAAAGCGTAATGAGGAACACTTGCACAGCAACACTATTCCTTAAATTCAGTTATGACGTTCGGGCCATAGTTAAATCGGACAAATACCGTAAAGTTTTCAACAATGTAACGTTGTCAGATGACAAATCTAATCTACAAGGATGGAATACCAACAGTAGTAAACAAGTGGGTTATTTTGGTGCTGGAGTTGGCGGTACAATTATAGGGTTTGGAGCGTCAAACGTTGCTATAACGGATGACCTTTACCGAGGTATTGAGGACGCATTATCCGACACTGTAAACGACAGGATAAACCAATGGAAAGAATCAACGCATGACAGTAGATTTGAGAGCGGTTGCGCTAGGATTGACATAGGTACTCGCTGGAGTTTAAATGATGTAATAGGGCGCAATATGGACTCAAAAATATACGACAAATCAATCATTGTAAGCGCAATGAATGAACAAGGGCTATCATTTTGCGAGGATGTCCTTACAACGGATGAATACATAGAAAAAAAGAAACGAACAGCACCTGAGATTTGGGAGGCTGAATATCAACAACAGCCAGTTGACATGAAAGGTAGGTTGTTCAATGAGTTGAATTTTGTATCAAAAGACGAGTTCGCAGAAATAAACAAAAATAATCCTATTGAGGGGTGCATAGGTTACGTTGACGTTTCGGATCAGGGGACAGATTACACGTCTGTTGCAATTTGTGCTGTAATTAAAAAACAGTTGTTTATAGTTGACTATCTTATGACTAGGGATAATACCGACATTACAATACCGCAGACCGCTGCATTATTAGACAAATGGAGGGTAACTTATTGTAGGGTTGAGAGCAATTCAATGGGTGCAATGTTTAGTAGGCAATTGCAAACACAGACAAAAACACGAATACTTCAAGTTCATAACACCCAAAATAAAATCACTAGAATAATAATGAGCTCAGCACACGTCATGAATTCAATGATATTTGTACGCAATGGGGACAATCAAAGCGAGTTATTTATACAAAATGTACTGAGTTTTAGCAAGGAGGGAAAGAATAAAAATGATGACGCTCCAGATTGTTTGGCTGGATTAAGTATTTTTGTACAATCAATGTTTAAAAATTTATCGTAACTTTGCTTAAATTCTAATCAAAACAGAATGGAAATTAATTTTTGGGATTCTTTTTTTGGCGTCAATTCAGGACAACAGAACAGATTTATAAATCAATTTAACCGCCTTCGACCGATACAAAATCAGGTTTGGGGAGTTAAAAACGCAATATGGATTGACACAAATAACGCATGGGAATGGTTTTTATCTATTCCTGAGTTTAGAGCTGTAATTGATAAGAGAGCGTCAATGATGAGTTCAAATATTCCAAAATTATATGATAAAGATAATGTTCAAATAACGGATCATTGGTTTTTAGACATGGTTAAGCGACCAAATCCCATTCAAAGTTGGTCCGATGTAGTTTATTCTTTGTCAGTTAATGACGCTTTATACTCAAATGCGTTCGGTTATTGCCCGTTGAGAGCATTCAACCAGCGTAATTTGTTTGTTCCGTTGCCTAGTAATAAAATCCAAATCATGACTAGTGGAAAAACACTCAAGCAAATGGATGTAAACGGGTTGATTGACGGGTATAGATTCGAATACGATGACAATAAAATCGAAACGTTACCTATTGAAGATGTTATCTATTTGACTACAACGGATGGAATGAGCATTGTTAAGCCGACCAGCCGAATAGATGCGCTCAAATATCCATTGAGTAATATCAAAGCGTCATATCACAAACGAAATGTATTGCTAGAGAATATTGGAGCAATAGGTATATTGTCCGCTCAGAACTCGGATATTGGAGGGGCAATTCCAATGACACCTGAAGAGAAAAGAGAGATCCAAAGAGATTGGTTTAATCGTTCAAAAGACGAAGTAATTATAACAGAAAGTCAGGTTAATTGGCAATCAATGAGTTACCCGACAAGGGACTTGATGTTATTCGAGGAGTTAACAGCCGACAAAATGGCTATCATTGACGCTTATGGAATGAACGCAAACTTGTTTTCAAGTGATAAAGGTAGTACATTCAGCAACGTTAAGGATTCTATTAGGATGGTTTACACAGATACAATTATTCCTGAAACACAACAAATGTACGATTCAATTTGCCACCAATTAGGAATGGATAAAGAGGGTATTCGTATAGAGGCTTGTTTTGACCATTTGCCAGTATTACAAGCGGATGAGTTAGCCGAATATCAAGCATTAACTGAGAAAGTAACAGCATATAATTTGCTATTGAATGACGGAGTTATAACAAAGGAACAATTTGCAGCCGAATTTGGGTATGAATTAGAGCCTATTGACAAGGCACAAGCTCAACAAAACGGACTTATTCAGGCACAAACAGAATTGAGAGGAACAGTCGGAGGTTTAAACGGTATAATTGCTCTTAATACAGCTGTTGCAACAGGTCAAATGACGAATGAAATAGCAGTCAATACCTTAGTTAATTACTACGGATATGACCGTATTGTCGCTGAATCAATGATAACCGCTACACCTGAGAATCCACAAACAACAACGTTTTAACTATGAAATCAACTACATACCAAACAAAAGGAGCAGCCGAAATAAAGGATATAAGCTCCGATAAAAGACAAGTGGCTGTCTACCTAGCAAAGTTTGACAATATCGACTCAGATAACGATATGATTAAAAAGGGTGCGTTCACAAAATCTATTCAGGAACGTGGTCCCGACAGCCCGTCCAACCGAAAAATAGCATTTTTACGCTGGCATGATTGGGAAAAGCCTATCGGTAAATTCCTGACGTTACAAGAAGATGACTTTGGATTGTTTGCAGTTAGTCAGTTAGGTACGTCAGTAGGTGGAAATGACGCGTGGAATGATTATAACGATGGAATAATTCGTGAACATTCAATCGGATTCCAATATATTCAAGACAAAATGCGCTGGATAGATGACGCAAACGCTCCAGCACAAGGTTATTGGATGATTTCAGAACTAAAATTATACGAGGGGAGTGCAGTAACATTCGGAGCAAATAGCGAAACGAATGTAATTGACGTCATGAAGTCGGAAGATAAGGTCGCAAAAGCGGTCAAAATCTCGAATGAAATAGATATATTAATCAAAGGACTTGCAAACGGTAAAGGATCAGATGAGCGTCTATTTGAAATGGAAATGAAATTAAAATATTTGAACAGTCAAATGTTAATACTCGCAAAAAGTGAGCCGTTTGTAAAAGAACATTCGCCTATTATCGAGCCAATAATAGCACAAGAATTGTTTAATTGGAGTGATGTAATAAGTAAATTTTAAACGAAAAAGTAAAAATTAAATTAAAAAACAATGGAAAATTTAACACCAGAACAAGTAGTTGAAAAAATCAACACAAAGTTCAATGAAACGTTGGCTACAATGCCGACAAAAGCAGACCTAGACGGTTTGAAAAATGACGTTGACGCCTTAAAAGGATTAGAAGCTAAAAGTCAAGAAATCGAAAAAGCAATAGCAAGATTCGAGGGCAAAATGGAGGCAATTTCTGAAAAAGGATTTAAGACAGAGCGCGCACCACGTTCACTTGGTGAGGCAATCTCTCAAGCTTATGTTGCTAATATCGATAAGATTAAGGAGACAGCTGAAAAAGGCGGAATGATGACATTAGAAACGAAAACTCTTTATGACACAACAATTGATGGTGATTACTCAGGTAACATCGCATTGTCTACACTAGAAGCTGGAGTTTCTACAATTGCTCGTCCAATTATCAAGATTAGAGACATTGTGAACATGGGTACAACAGCGTCTAAATTCGTAACTTATATATCTCAAAGCGTTCAAACAGCGTCAAGTTGGATTGATGAAGCTGGAGTTAAGATTTCAGGTCAACCGTCTTATGAAGAAATTTCTGAAGAGGTTAAGAAAATCGCTGGAACTGTTAAGATTTCTAAGGAAATGTTATCTGACCTTGCATTTGTTCAATCGGAAATCAATAGAGATTTAATGGCTTCTGTTGACCAAGCAATCGAAGACGCTTTATTGAATGGAGCAGTTGGTGGTATCAATGGAATTTTAACTAACTCAGTTACTTTCTCAGCTGGTACATTTGCTGGTACTGTTGTAACTCCAAACATATCGGATGTTATTAGAGTAGCAATTGCACAGATTCAAAATGCTAATTTCGAGCCTACGCACGTTGTGTTAAATCCTGAGGATGTTGCAGCAATGCAATTGACTAAGTCGTCAACTGGCGAGTACACTTACCCTATGTTCTTAATGGATGTAAATAAAGTGGCTAACTTATCAGTCGTTTCAACTACTAATATGACAGCTGGAACGTTCCTTGTTGGAGATTTCACAAAGTCAAATGTTAGAATGAGAGAGGCTATGAATGTTCAGGTTGGTTATGTAAATGACGATTTCCAACGTAACATGGTTACAATCCTTGCTGAGGCACGTTTAGTTCAATATGTTAAAGCAAACGATTATCCAGCATTTGTTGATGGAGTTGTGGCAACAGCTATTGCAGCGTTGGCGGTATAATAAAAATAACGGGGGTTGAGTTTTTAACCCCCCTTTTAAATTTGCACAATGGAAAAAAGAACTCGTAAAAAAAAGGATATTGACGTTACGTTGAACGTTAATAATGCTGAAGTAAAAGTTAAAAGAGATGTTAAAGGAACAGAAATCGACCTTGACACTCGGATAATTGACGTTCACATTGACAAAACGGTTGACGAAGTAAAGGTCCAAGTTGAAATTGATGACAAAGTAATTTATGAATTTGTTGGAAATGGAGAATCAAAGCATTTACCGAAGGGAACAATTTGGAAAATAACGGGTGAAATGTTAAAGCATTTTATCAAAAAAGGGTTTGGAAAATTAAAAAAGTAATACGATGTTTTTAACAGTTCAAGATTTTACGGGAAAATATCAATTAAGTACGGGAATGTATGATGTGGCTAAGCTACAAGATTACATTGATAAGTACGAAAAACGTTATTTAATTGAGTTATTTGGAGCGAAATTATATGATGAGTTTATAAGTGATTTGACACCATTATATGTGCCTAAATCACCAAACTTTCAAAAGATTTTCAATCCATTTTACGAAAATATAACGTTTAGACAATTGATAATTTCCGAGGGAATCATAGAAATGTTAAAGGGATTTGTTTATTTCGAGTATTCAAAAGACCTAATCAACCAAATGACTCCGTACGGAAATGTTCGTCCGATTAGTGAAAATTCGGAGCCTGTAAGCACTTTATACACAATGATTTATGCACGTTATAATGAGGCCGTAAAAACGTATAGAGCAATTCAATTGTATATTATAACGAATTTCAATGCGCCAACGGGACAAGTGATTTCGATTTCTTTAGTTAGTGGAGGTACAAATTACACCTCACAGATTAACAACGGAACGCAAACGTTGATTTATGGGGATGGAAATTTGACCTTAAATATTGTTGCGAACGCTTTTTTTGTTGTAACGTCAGGAACTGTTAATATTGCTGGAATCAATTACGCTGCTGGAATACTTACAACGGTTGTCGGGGGAGATTACAACGCTCAATTTGAGATTACATACGTTGGTAAAGGGGATTTCACTTTGTTTAACGGTCAAACCAAACAAACTTGTTATTGGGTATGATAAACGAGCTGTCAAATATTGTTCAAAACATTGTCTACGATATAGACAACATGATTCAGGGAGTTTATGACATAAACGATGAAAAGACGTATGCTTGTCAAACGAAATGGACCAGAGTAGGCAAAACGGTTGTCGCAAATGGCGAGGAATTCACAGTAACGGGACTTGAAGAGGATGAGTGGTTGACAGGAACGAGTACAAATCCGTTGGTATTATTAGACGGAGTCATTACTTTGCCTTTACCGTTCTTTATTCATGGAACAAAGAAAGCAACCAATCGAGAGTGGACTATTTTAAGCAACAATGTGAGTTCAAAAACACCAATTATATGGCTTTTAGGATCGTTGAATTACAAACAGTTTGGGCGTGAAAGCACTATTGACATTGAAAGTTCGTTGAGAATATTCTTTTTAGACGAAACGGATGTTACAAATTACTACACAGCGGACCATGTAACTCAAGTCGTTTATCCAATGGAGCAACTCGCAATGGAGTTTATCAATACAATAAATCAAAACAGAAATTTTAAAACTATTGAAGATTGGGAGATTATCGAATTTACGAGGTTCGGAGTTGAGCAAGAAAACGGAATGTTTCAGAACATTTTGGATGCAAATTTATCAGGGGTGGAGTTAAGAATAACGCTCACAAAATATAAAGAAAATTGTAAATGTTAATTAAAACAGAGAAAAAATGAGTATAGGATGTAATTGCGCGAGTGGATTAAGTAATACGGGAAGACCGAATTGCGTATCACTACAAAGCGTAACAAGTAAATTAATAATGGTTCCGTTGTTCGCAGCGGATGGAACGGCAAACTACATTGATTTGTCAGCTCCACTACCTACATGGTCAAGTTTAATCAATGAGGCAGACGCAACTAAGCGTTGGTTTCCATTGCCACAGTTTGAGAATGTAGAGTTACCGAAAGCTGACAGCCAATTCGAAGAGGCTAACTCAGGTCGTATGGTGTTCCTTAGACAAGGGAAACGTTCTTTTGCTGGAGAGCTTTGGGCGGAAGATTCAACTCCTACATTGTTAGGCAAATTACAAAACAACAGATGTGTTGATTTTGGAGTTTATATAGTTGATGTAAACGGTAATTTAGTTGGATCAAAGCATGACGGAGGTTTATATCCGATTTCAGTAGACAATCCAAGTTTTAACCCGACATTTACTTTTGCGACAGATTCGACAACGCAGAAAATAATGTTAGGATTTGACTTTGACAGATTATTTGATGAGTCTACAATGTACATGATAACACCAACAGAGGCTGGAGTTAATTTCAATGACCTTAATGGGTTGGTTGACGTAAACCTAATCAATGAAGTTATTGTATCAACAACTATCACTTTTGACGCAGTATTGGACTACGGAACAGCATTGAATCCAATTAAGTTCTCAGGAGCTGTTTCTGCTGATTTCTTATTGTACAACAATGACACAATTGCCTCAGTAACTGTTTCGGCTGTTGAGAATTTACCTTTAGCGGGTAATTATACGTTGACTTACATTGCTCAAACGGGTGATTCTTTGACGTTGTCAATTGCTAAGGCTGGATTTGATGGTGAGTTAAGTTATACTGGAGCGTAATGTTTGTTCAAGTTGGAAATATACAATTTGCGGTCATTCATTTGACTGACAAATCGTTGAAAGACGCACAGTTATTGTTTAAGCACGTTAACCCAATGGTGGTAAAGAAAGCGTTTGACTTAGCAAATAAAGGTCTTAAGAAGCGTTCCAAAGCGGAATAACATTAACGCAAAAATCTGAAAGGGAGTGATTAATTTCATTCCCTTTTTTGTTGTAACTTTGTAATCATGGGACTAATGGACACCGTTTTAGGGGATTTAATGGAGCGAACTATACATATTTCACAAAAAGAGATATGGTTTTATGTCTTTTATGACACTAAATTCAAGACCGAAGTTTTAGATTTTATTCGTATTGACCAGCTTTTTGAACAAGGAGTAAATGAAGATGACAAAATTATAGGTACTTATTCAATAGTTACAGAAACACAATACAATCCTAGTAAAGTAGCTGGAACACATTACACATTATTTGACACTGGAGATTTTTATCGTAGTTTTATGCTCGAGGTATTACCTGACGGTATAATTATAAACGCGGATGGATTAAAAGACGATGGAACGGACTTATTGGAAAAATTTACGAACAAGATTTTGGGACTTACTGACGAAAGCAAAATCAAACTTATTAAGAAAGTCAAGGACAAATATTACGAAACAACGTTGCGATTATTACGAGGGGATTGAGGAGTTACCGTTGTTTAATTGGATAAAATGTACGTCAAATGATTTAACGTACGTTAGAAAGGATAAAAAAGGCACAGAAAAAGAAGATATAAAAGCATGGGAGCGGATTTATGACAGTTATATATCGGAATATGGACTAAACGAAGTCTACAAAAAGTTATTAAATGCAATGAAGAAAAAAGCGTTATTGGAAGTTGATTATATTTTGACTAGAGAACGTTTTAAACTTACAGAAATTGAAATGCAGATAGCAAATTTAGACGCTATGATGATGAATGGGGGTAACGGAATGACTATTGAACAGTCTTTAATCCATTTAAGCAAGTGGATGGGTAGCTGGATAAATGCAAAGGATATAAGTACAAAGGAATATTTTAATTTAATGAGTGAATATGGCAAAGAAAATAAGCGCAAGTGATATATTTAGCGAAGAGGATATATTCTTAGGGATAAGAAATTCAGCCGAAAAAACAATATTAACGTTTCAGGAAATTGACGCAGAAGTTAAGAAATTGGGCGCAAATCTAAAAAAGGATTTGGCGGGTGCTGACTTTGGAAATACAAAGGGAATAAATGCGTTCGTTTCAGCAACTCAAAAGGCAAATGACGCTAAAAATAAGTCTATTCAAATTGACAAAGTATTGGTACAGGCAACCAAAGATGTTGCAGCTGCGGATAAAGCGTTAATTGATATTGAAATAAAGAAACAAAAACTCGTTCAGGAAGAAATTAGAACGGCACAACAAAAGGCAAAAATAGAACAAGCCAACGCAAACGCTGCAAAAAAAACAGCCGAAGCGTCAAAAGTTCAAATGGATACTTATAAACAACTTGCTGCGTCAACTAGAGATTTAAAAAATCAAAGTAAAGAATTAGGAGCGCAATTATTAGCGTCTGAGAAAGCTGGTAAAAGTGGAACGGCTGCATACGCACAATTGGAGCAACAATTTAAAGAAGTAACTATTGCGGCACAAGCTGGAGATGCTGAGTTAAAGCAAATCGACAAAACAGTAGGGGACAATTTCCGAAATGTAGGAAATTATGAAGGTGCAACAAAAGGATTGAAACAACAATTGCGTGAAATGACTGTTGCTCTTCAAAACATGGAGTCAACCGATCCGAGATTCAAGCAAATGACAATTGACGCGGGGGAGCTTAAGGACAAAATAATGGATACAAATGCCGTTATTAAGTCAACCGCTGGTTCCGCTGTTGAGAATTTAGGAACAGGAATTGCAAAAGCTGGAAAAGTTGGAATAGACGCATTCGCTGGAATGACTGGAGCAATGGGATTGTTTGGAATTGAATCGGAGGGAGCAATGCAAGCCATGTTAAAACTCCAGCAATTGGCCGCAATGAGTGAAGCCCTTACAAGTTTGGGTGCATTAGGGGATACAGTAACGGAGGTTAAAGCGTCATTTATTGCAGCTGCGTCAAAATTAGGATTGTTTACGAGTGCAAAAGTAGCGGACACTGCTATTACAACAACTCAAACGGTAGTAACTGAGGGAGCAACTGTTGCTACAAATGGACTAGGTAAGGCAATGAAAGCGTTGCCTATTATCGCAATTATCGCGGGTATTGCAGCTCTTGTCGCTATTGTTTACGATTATGCAAGCGCACAAGCGGAAGCTAGACGTCAGGCTGATATGTTAAAGGCTGCTAACGAACAAGCTGACGCAAATATTTCCAAACTTACACAAGGAGTAAAAGACAGATATGATGAGCAACTGAGATTGCTTGACCTTGAATTAAGAAAAAGAAAAGCAAATGGAGAAAGTGAAAAAAAATTAGCATTAGAAAAGGCTGCTAGAGAATTAAAAATATCTGAGGACGCTAAAAAATATTTTGTAACATCCTCAGAAAATAGAAAAAAGGAATATTCGCAAAAAGTACAAGATTTTGAAACATTGACAAAATTGGATGCGAGAATGAATAAAGCGGGTGCACTTCAAACAACAAAGTTAGAAGAAGAAGCAATGAAAAGGGCGGGAATACAAAACGTTTTAGTTTTTAGGCAAAAAAGCACAAATGTTTTAAATAAAATGGCAAAAGATGCAACTAGATTGACTTCAGAAATTATAAATCTAAGTGAAAGCCAAAAAGAATTTAATAAAATAATTGATGAAAATGAAATTAAAAAATTAGAAGCTGATACAAAAGATTATACGGTTGTTGTAGAAAAACATACCGCTTCAATTACTGATTTAAAAGATACTGAAAAATTAGAAAAAGATGCATTAGATGCAGAAAATGAGGCTCGTCAAAAAGCAATAGATTTGCTTAGGGAACACAATGCTTTAATTGATGAGATACAAGCTTACAATGCGTCTAAAGTAATTGATTATAACGTTGAAAATCAAATCAAGAATATTCAAGAAACGGGGCAATATTCAATGGATGTTATACAAATGTTGATTGATTCGGAATACGAACTACAAAAAGCAATTTTAGAGCGTCAAAGAATTGAATCCATAGACAAAGCAGAAACCCCACAGCAAGTTATTGATGCTGAAACTAAATATCAATTTGAACTCGGTAAATTAAAAACACAAACAGCAGAAAAAACAACTGAAATAAACAAAAAACTTGAAACGGAACAAGAAACATTTGATAAAAATAGAGCTGACGCTGACAAAGTTGTTACAGACAAAGAAAAAGAGGAACTACAAAAACGTTTAAAAACACAAGAGGATTTTATCAAAATGACAACAGATTTCTTTATTAAAAACTCGGAAAAGAAAATTGCTCAAATGGATAAAGAGATAGCAAAGGCTGAAAGTCAATATACACTATTGCAAACATTAGCAGCCAACGGAAATATAAATGCTCAAGAATCCTTAGCAGAACAGCAACGAATAATTAACGAGGCAAATGCCAGAAAAGAAAAAGAATTGAAACGTCAACAACGAATCAAATTAGCTGAAAGCGTTTATTCAACTTACAATTCAAAGGTTGCTGGAGGTAGTGAACACCCATTAATGGATACGATTAAGGACACAATGCTTTTACAACAGTTTATAGCGAGTTTACCAACGTTTTTTGATGGAACAGAAAACACAGGTAAAAACGGTAACGGAATAGACGGTAAAGGCGGATTTCATGCTGTATTACACCCGAATGAAAGGGTTATACCTAAGAGTTTAAACGAACAAATCGGAGGGTTATCAAATGAAGCATTGGCAAAAATGGCTAGTGAATATCAAAATGGTAAAATAATACGCTCAAATAGTCAGGTTGGGAGTGCATTCGACACAGCAATATTGGTTGGTAAATTGGATGAGTTGACAAGCGCAATAAAACAAAAGCCTGAAACGAATATTGGAATAGGTGAAATTACTCAATCTGTTATGGAAATCGTTAAAAGCACAAAGCAAGGAAATACCACTACTTACAACCGTTATAAAGTTAGAAGATGAGACATTTTTTAAACGAGATTGAAATAACGCCACGAAATAGGGAAGTCATTGGAGTAGTTTCAGATTTCACAGATAACCCTGAAGTATTAAAGGTAAACGTTGACACTATAATACTACCTAGAGAGGCTTATGATATTGTCAAAAATCACATAAACACAATAGGTTTATTCGAGGGAATTCCATATCGAGTGCAAATGGCAAACGGGATTAGTTTAGATTATTACGTTGACCTGACAAGTGCGCCCGTATTTCGTTCCTATGAATGTGAATTAAAAATAAAAAGAAGACGTGCAAACGACAATTTTTTTGACAATGCAAACGGTACATCCTTTGAATTACTACTAGCAAAGGGAGTTGTTTTTCCAACGTTCAAGGTTCCTTATCTAATCATAAAGGATAACCAAGCGGAATTGGCAATTATGTTGTCTATTGCGCTTTATAACATGGTTCAAGCAAGTATTTCAGCTATACAAAACCTTTCGGCAACAATATCGGAGGGAGTTGGAGCATTCACTCCAAGTGTTGGGGCAACGGGACCAGTTGTAAATGTAGGTCCAATTATAGCGTATTTTTTAAATATAACAATTCAAATTATCTATGTTGCGAGTCTTTTGATTGCGATTACTGAAATGGCTGTGAGATTATTTAGTCTTATTTTCCCAAAAGTGCGTAATTTATTAGGATGTAAAGTGAAAGATTTGATTGAACAAGGCTGTAATTATTTAGGTTTTAGCTTAGATTCCACGCTTTTAACAACAGAAAATTGGACCATTTTACCCGTTCCATTGGTTAGAGGTCGAAAGGGTATTTTTAAATTTATTCCTGACGATTTAATTTCGCCATTTAACAAAGGTGTTCCGAGTTCAAGCGACACCGTTACAACGTTGGGGAGCTTAATTAAAGCGGTTGAGGATACTTTTAACGCAAGAACAAAGGTAGTAAATGGAGTTGTTCAGATTGAAAGGCGAGATTACTGGAATGATGTAGCAATTAATAATATTATTCCTGCAATGGTTATTCAGGCGGACCGCCAAGACGAATTCAGTTATAACCCCGAGGATGTTTGGAAAAGATACTACATTCATTATAATTTAGATCAAATGGATTTGAACACAATGGATGAATTATACGACATTCATGATGCTGAATATTCAACCGAACCAATAAACGTTTTAAATGCCGATTTAGTAACAATTAAAGGACTTAATGATGTTGCGCCTCCCTTTGCCTTAGGACAAAGAAAAGACGGACTTAATTGGCTTGAATTATTGGCTAAAGGATTGTTTGAGGTTATTGACGCAATTACGGGATTATTCGGAGGTGGGACAAATCTTGTTGCTAAAATTGAGGGTAGAGTTGGGGTTTTAGTTATTAGTCAAAATTTCTTTGCGGTTACAAAATTGCTTTATACAATTAAAGGAAAACAACCAGCAAATTTCAAAGATATTGTAAGCGCAAAAGGACTTTGGAATAATTATCACTACATAAATCAAATCGCATTAAACAGCTGGAAAATTAAAAGTGATGTTCGTTTGAGAATAATGGAGGAAGATTTTGTAACTTTGTTAAATAATAATTGGATTGAGGTTGACGGGGTTAATTGTGAGATTCTGAGATTAGAGTGGATTGATGAGAAAAGTTTAGCGACTTTAACTTATCGAATTCCTGACAATTTCGCAAATGGTAAGGTATCAACGCTAATAATAAACGAATAATGACTGAAAATATTACAGAAATTACAAAAACTTTGGAACAATCATTCAATAAATTGTTGAATATGAACAAAGAATTGTTGAAAAGTTTAAATGATGAGCAATTAAAACAAGTTTTACCAATTCAAACAGATATAAATAATATATTGAGAGCTGTAAAAGGAGGGGATATTTTAGCAATAAACGAAATTCAAAAGAAATATGCCAGTTCAGATATTTAATAAAACTTATACGGATATTTTTAGCAATTCGTTGGGTTATTATAAGACGAATGTAGGTGATCCTATTATCTTGGAATTAACGTTACACGCGTCAATCAGGATGAGCTCACAAACAAATCCTTTATTCCTAGACTTATCAACAACGCCCTATTATATTACGTCATCTTCACAAAGTTGGATTGATGAGGGGTTTCGAGTTGGGGACACCGTAACAATTGATTCATATGATGCTTTGATGAGCACACCAACAACAACTTTTACAGCAACTGTTGTTTATGTTGATGACACTACATTGGGAGTAAACACTATTTTAAGCTGGTATGATATTGCTTTAAATCAATACGTTGTTATTACGGTAACAAATAGAGCCAGAGCAACACTAGAAATTCTTTTAAATCATTGTTTAAATTCAACCGCTGGATTGCCTTTTTCATTAATTGATGGCGAAAGTACACGCGCGAGATTTGAAGACACAGACGGAATGATTGTCGGGGATGTTATTTCGGGGATTATTCTAGTTAATCAGTCGGGACAATTTTTACAAGGATGTAAAATTAAAAGACTAACCGATTACGCAACGGGGATTTTTGCCTATATTTTAAGCGTTCAATATATCAACTCAGGCATTTACGACAGTTCAAGTTTTGCAACGTCAAATTGTTTAAAAACTTATTTAAAATTGGAGTGGGCGAGTTTAGACGGGGAGCCATTTGCAAAGACAGTAAGTGTTTTAAATGAGTCAGGAGATACGGGTTATTTTGACCAGCCTTTTAATACTGGAGTTGTTGACGCCACATTGGTTCAGGGAGTTAATGAAATTGATTATTCCGTTGCTACAACATTTGACGTAATAATAGATTCGGCAAGTGTTGACTATGCGATTGGTTCGGCTTATCAATCAATTGACACAGCATATTATAAAAATCGGACTTATTCTCAGTCTAATTTATCAATGATAATTGAGTCAACTATTCCGACAATTAGCGTTGGTTATCTATCTTATATCAATGAGTTTTTAGCTCAATATGAACTGACGTTAAATTCTATTACAACCGTTGGGACGTTGAACACTTTAAATATTACGTTTACGCCTAGTATTTTGTTTACAGCTTTCATGGATGGTCTTGAAGAGGGAGATAGGCTATTTAAATTGTGGGTAAAATTCGGAAATCTTAACTTATTAGTTTTTGACAATCAATTAACGAAATCACCGCCCGTTGGTGGTCCATTAATTCCAGTTCAAAATATATTTATTGACCATTCAGATAATACTACTGATTCACTTATTTCATCTTTAACTTATGAGGCAAACTCCGAAGATGATTTGGCTTTTTGCGGTAAATTTTTACTCGAAAATGGTGCTAGTTATGATTCAATAACGTACAAAATTGAAGCCTTTAATACGTCTACTTTAGAAAGTTTTGATTTGAACAACGTATTTTTTAATATTTCAACCGTTCCGCAAGTTGGAGGGATTTATATTCTTAATCAAACGCAAACAGTACAAAACACGTTACCGACAACTAGCGAAAAAAGGGTTGCGAGTTTGATTTTAGATCCGTCAATTGACACTTTCACAGAGTATGGAATAAAGGTTTATTTCCCATTCTTATTGCGCTGGGAATATTGGTTACAGCAATTGAATGCTGACGCTGATTTTTACCCAAATAATCAAACAAAAAACTGGTTTGAATATAACAATTTAGGGGACTGGCAATTGCGATTGAATATTGAGCTAGTAAAAGACGGACTTGCCTATATTTTTACCGATGTTGTAGCTGACAAGGGATACGATTCAAGCGTTGATATTGACCAAACGATTGAATTGTATATTGATAGCTCAAACACGAATGTTGGAATAGTAACCGAGGGGCAATTAATGCGCGTAATCGGAACGCATACGCTAGTAAATGGTTTTGATTGGGATAACGCAACGGTATGGGGACAAATTACTGTTGAGCCAACAGAAAGCAATCCGAGATTTATTTCAAGTACTGTAATTGATTACGACAATAACCCGTCAAATCCATTAATTCCATTAGTTGGTGAGGTTGGCTGTAAGTTAACTTTTCCGACAACGACACAAGCTAAATTGGAATGTTATTTTAATCCTGATTTAATTAACTTAACAAACGGAGTGAAATTTACAACGAAGATAAAAGGTTGTCAAATTGACTAACCAGTATTCAAAGTTATGACAACGGATTTACAAAAAGAAACAACTAATTTATTTGATAATGTGTAATTGTATAAAAATAACATATCTTATTCCTGAAGGAATTGAAACGACAATTGAAATAAACGTTTCAGGAACATTTGGCGGTGCTAATTATTACTATTGGACTGACGGAGTGAACGACTTTTATTTATTTTGGAACACTAATCAATGGGAGGTATCTTTAACTTTGGGAGGTTTTTCGATTTGTTTTATAAAAGATGGGTTTATTGATTGTCCCGATTTTGCTAGTATTCCAGCATGGCAAACAGAATTTTTCAGTGTGTTTACAACGGCTGCGTGTGATCCTGATAATTGCGGACTTGAAGACCGTATTTACAGAAATTACGACTCAATAAAATTACCTCAATCATTTGTTGAACAAGACAGAGGGTTAATTGAATGCTGTTGCGTTGCGTTGGTTTTGGGTAGTCATGGCGAAACTTGGGAAAATGACGTAACGTCTTTTTGGATGAAATTATCCGACAATTTAGATTCAGTAAGTTTTGACATTTTAGACTGTTTAGGCAATATAATTGATTCTTTTACGACAACAGCTTTTCCAAATGAGCCTAATGCGTATTACGCAACGTGTGATTGGGGATATATTTTAGGCGCTTATGGACAAGGCGAATATACACTAGCAATTACTTACAGTATTTCGGGAGTTTCAGGACAACTTTTATGGGGTGATTACAAACTATTACCGTACACTATACAAAACGCGCTTAAAACAGCTAGAGTAAGAGCTATTTTTAACGGTAAACAAACGATTGACGGGATAGATTTCACAAATAGTAATGTAGAAAGTACTCACAGATTTTACGGTTACATTGGAAATCGTCAACCTAACATGGAAATTGATAATATCATTTATGATAATAGGGAAATGAAACGGGTTATTAGGGAAAATCTAAACGATTACGAAATAATTACAGATCCAGAGGATGAGTGTATTTTGCGCCCTTTATTGGAGCTGTTTTTAATCTCTGAAAACGAATTATTTATTTCCGATTATAACGCTCACAATCATTCATACAGATATTTAGATTTGCCCGTTATTGTTTCCGAAAGTCCAGCTGTTGAGTACAAAGATTTTAGCCGTAAAGCTGTATTAAAATGCAAGGTTGCGGATAAATTTAAAAACTCAAGAACTTTTTACTAACTTTGTAAACTAAACTAAGCAAAAATGTACAAATTTACAGTTTCAGGCAATTATTTATTAGTAAATTATACCGACAGAAATACAATTAATTATCAATTTCCAATGATTAAAACAGTTTATTCCTTTAATGGATTATTGTTTAAAATTAGTGAGGGAGAAATAATGGCGGAAAATTTAATTATAAATGTTCAAGATATTCAGCGTGGAAAAGTAATTGATTCAAATGACGCTCCATTTACTTTAATAACATTTGAGGAATTTTTGCAACAAAAAACAGCAATCTATAAGTAATGGAATATTTAAACTTTATTTTATTTTCACTAATTGGAATAATTGCTTACTTTGTCAGGGACATTTTATCTCAATTTAAGGAACACAGAAAGTCAAGCGACCAACAACATTTGCATTTTAGCGAAGAGGTCGGAAAATTAAAGGGTAAAATTGAAATGGTACAGCAACAATCGACAAACGACATTACTAGAATAGAACAGTTAACGCAATTAAAATTGGAGCAAATTTCAAAGGATGTTTCAGATTTGACAAAAGCCGTACATCAACTAATAACACAAAGAGGATGAAATTAATTGAAAGAATCAAGAAAAGAACACCACGCAAGGACCGAATAAAGGGACAAATAGCAACTACAATAGGAGCAATATGTGGAGCAATTTTAGCAACTGGATTGATTGTTAACCCTGTTGGAATTGTTTGTTTAACTGTTGGGACAATAGTGTTTGGAGGCAAAGCATTATATCACTCGCAAAAAGTAGTAAAATGAACAATGAAACACAGCTAATTTTAGGGACAATTTGCCTAATTATAGCGGTTATTGGTTATTATTTAGGTATAAAATATATCAAATGGTAAAGAATTACACAGATAGTCAGTTATTAAACAAGGTCAAATCGTTACCGAGTTTTAATGGTTTTCCGCAAGACTATTGGATATTGGGAGTTCAATCGGATGAGGACGCATTCAATGTTTTTGACGATAAATTTTATTTATTTCAAGGCGAAAAGTTCATTTTAGTAACTTCAGGCACAACCAATGCTGGAAAAAATGGACTTGAAAAATACGATTCCTATAACAAGGATGGGGTTGCTGTTATTAAGACGAATGAGTTTTATTATAACGTGTGGAAATACGGATTGCATAAAGGAAAAATGAGAGCTTTAAAGCAAGTTAGGAATTTCCTTATTTCTAGGGATGGGGATAAGGACCATTCTATTGAAGAGGGGTTATCCATTCCTATGATTGCTGGGATCAATTTTCACGCAAACAATTACAACCTAGACAACAAAGAAATCAAAGAAATAATCGGAGGCTGGAGTTTAGGCTGTCAGGTTATCAATAACACCCCGAATTATCTAAAAATAATAAATTTTGTTGAACCTCAAAAGGTCGTTTCTTACTGTTTATTAAAGGAATTCTAAAATAAATCAAAATATTTTCTATCTTAAAGCCCTTATAAACAAAGGGTTTTATTTTTTATTCACATTTTTTTGTACTTTTTTTGTTAATAATTGTGTTATATTAAAAAAAAGTTTATATATTTGCATATATCAATTAACGAAAAACAAATTTAAAACTAAAAATTATGAAAAATTTAAATCCATTTACCATTTTTCACGCTATTAGATATGTGAAATCTACAAACAGCATTAATTTGTCAAAATCTTTTTGTGCTAATTCAGAAGAACTTTTAGCAAAAAAATTAGAAAAAGCGAAAGGAAAATACATTATTATTACGGATAAACAATTTGGTCTTATTCAAAATAACTTTGGAACAACAGAATTAATTCCAAACACAAAATTACCAATTCATTTAGTTGTAAACACGTCTTTTGGAACAGCAATGATTCCAATGACTACTAAACAATTTGACAACAAGGGGTAAACATAAACAAATTTAAAACTTAAAATTATGTATTTAAAATATGACATTCAAGAATTTAAAGCCTTTTGCGTAAATCATAAAGCTGAATTAAAACAAGTTGATTTTCTTAGAATCATAACTTATAAGGGGACAACGTTTCATCAAACGT